CATCGCTGCGTTTCCGCAAAAAGGCTGGCGATAGCATCCCTGTTGTGCTGTCGGTTGCTGTGACGCATCCTGGCGCTTCTATGGCCAAGATCGCGACGGATGCGTGGGGTAATACCATCGGCATTCAATCGGCGGCAGGAAATATCCTGCCGGTGGCTGCCGCACCGAAAGCAAACTGGATCAGGAAAGCTGCTGACCTTACGACGTGGCAACTGGGCACTAGCGGAACAGCAGCAACTGCCGTTGTTGATAGCACATCGCCGTTTGGCGTGCCGGCAATCCGGCTGGACATCCCAAACGGCAATACCTATGCGCAATTGACGGCGACCGGTCTGAGCGTGCCGGGGTATAACGCAGCCGCTGGCAACCTGACGTGGGTGATGTATTTTGAGCGCGCAGATTATATTTCGCAGGTGCAGTCGATTATTGGCACTTCTGCATTCGCATCGTCAGATACGGTCACATATAACCTAGCAAACTCAGACAAACATAACCACTCTGGAACGCACGTAATTAACCATAGCAAGACGCTAGCTTACGATGTTGTTGATGTGCGAATGCGGATTTTTGGCGGCAGTGTCCCGGCTGGACAGACTGCGCGGGTATGGTTTCTCGGCGTGTATATCCCAGAGCCGCGCAAGCCGTTTGTTATGCTCACATATGACGATGCCGATATTTCTTTTATTACAAAGCTACACCCACAACTAGCGGCGCGCGGCCTGAAAGCGACGTTTGGTATTAACTGGGCGGATGTTGGTACTAATCACGGCCTGTACGTTGACACGTCCGACCTGCAAACGATGTACAGCTTCGGCCACGATTTCGGCTCGCACTGCCTGACAAACACAAACGTCAACACGCAAGGCACGTCCGCCTACCTCGCTGATTTTGACGCATGCCTGACACAGTTAAAGTCTCGTGGCTGGACACGTGGCAACGACTACCATCCTTTTGTGCAGGGAAAACACAACCCCGACCTGGTGGAGGGGCTGCGGTCGCGTGGCGTAAGGTTCCAGCGCAACGCGACCACCACCGACCTGCTGCCGATGGGATGCTCAGGACTATCTGACCCGGTGATGATGCCAATTGGTGTAAGCCTGACTGATACAACGTCACTAGCGACCGCCAAGGCAAAGATCGACGAGGCAATCACATACGGTCAGGACGTGGTGATTATGGGGCATGTGCTTGCCGCTGCTGCGGCTCCTGTTACGTGGGCTGAGGCAGATCATGCCGCGCTGCTGGACTACTGCTTGCTCAAACGAGCGCAGGGGCTAATTGATGGCGTAGGCAGCCTGAGCGAGTGGAAGCAGCTCCGCGGCGTTGCGTAATCACACATCTCCACAAACCACCACCCCGCCCCGGCGGGTTTTTTATTGCCCATTGCCCGCCTAGTGCGGGTTTTTTCATTTCTGGAGCCTTTAAATGAGTGACCAAGCCGATAGCGCAGTCATGGACATTGCTGACCTTGCCGATTCTCTGATTGAGCAGGAGCCGATTCCCGAAGACGAGGAAGACAGCCAACCGCAAGCCGCAGACGAAGAAGCAGAGGAAGCGCCGCAGGAAGCGACGGCCGAGGAATCGCAACCGCAAGAGCCGCAACTCCATCGCGTAAAAGTGAAAAACGAGTGGGGCGCGGATGAAGAAAAAGACCTGACGCTGGAAGAACTGGCGCAGGGGTACATGCTGCAGGCCGATTACTCGCGCAAGACGCAGGCGATCCCGCAGCAGGTACAGCAACAAGTCGCGCAGCATGTGCAGCAGATCAGCCAGCAGTCTATCGGGCAGATCGAGCAGTTACAGCAGCTGGTTTATCAAATGGTCGCGCCAGAGCTGCAGGGGTTCAATCATCAGCTTGCAGCCACAGACCCGGCTGAATACATCCGATTGCAGGCGTTACAGCATCAGGTCAATGGCCTGTTGTCGCATCTGGATCAGACAAAACAAGCCGCGCAACAGCAAGCCAAACAGGCAGAGCAGGCAGAACGGGAGCAAGCCATTCGGCACTCTATCGGCTATCTGAAGGCCAATGTGGAAGGCTGGAGCGATGAGAAATACCACAAGGCGCTTGAATTTGGGGCCAAGACATACGGCTTCACGAAGGCTGAACTGGAGCAGGTTATCGATGGCCGCGCCATCCATCTGCTGCATGACGCAATGCAGTTTCGAGCCGCAAAACAGCAGGTGCCGGAGCAAATGAAAAAGGTGGCCGCCGCGCCAAAAGTGATCAAGCCGGCAGCACCGAAACCGAACAACGCAAAGGCTGAGGCCACGAAACGCCTCAAAGCCTCGGGCCGAATCGAAGATTTGGCAAACTTCTTCTAAGGAGCACTAAAAAATGTCTCAACCTACCAATACATTCGACAGCTACGACGCCAAGGGCAACCGCGAAGACCTGCAGGATAAAATCTACATGGTCAGCCCGGAGAAAACTCCGGTGGTGTCCGCGATTGGCCGCTATACCGCAAAAAACACCCTGCACGAATGGCAGCGCGATAGCCTGGCATCGCCTAACAAAGACAACGCGGTAATCGAGGGCGACGACCGCACAGGCTCGGCTCTGACCGCAACTGAGCGCGTTGGCAACTATACCCAGCTGTTCGACGCAGTTGCCGTTGTTACCAGCACTCAGGAAAAGATCAACAAAGCTGGCCGCTCGTCTGAGATGCGTTATCAGATCAGTAAAAAAATGACTGAGCTGAAGCGCGACCTGGAAGCCGCCATCACGTCGAACAACGCAGCCGTAGCCGGTAACTCGTCTACCGCTCGCAAGCTGGGCGGTCTTGGTGTGATGCTTTATACCAACACATCGCATGGCTCGGGTGGCTCGACCGCATCGCATACCAGCGGCGCACCGACTGCCGCACCGACTGCCGGAACTGCTCGCGCATTCGCTGAATCTCAGGTCAAGACCGTGATGCAGTCGATCTACACCAACAGCGGCGATATGCCGACGCTGGTTAGTCTGACGCCGTCGCATAAATCCGGCTTCTCTGCGTTTACCGGCATCGCAGCGTCCCGCTTCAATATGTCGTCGAAGAAGGGCCAAGCAGCGATCATCGGTGGTGCTGACGTGTATATGTCGGACTTTGGCGAGCTGACCATTGTGCCGAACTACGTTCAGGCATCCAGCAATAGCGGCACTGCGTTCATTCTGAACCCGGATTACGCCGGTATTGCATACCTGCAGAGCTACAAAACCGAGCCGCTGGCGAAAACCGGCCACACTGACAAAGAGCTGTGTTCTGTCGAAGCAACTCTGGTTGTGACCAGCGAAAAGGCACACGGCAAGATTGCCGACCTGATCGCGTAACACGTAGCAACTCAGCAACAGGGCCACCCTTCGGGGTGGCTTTTTTTATGGGCAAACCATGAAAACAACAGAATTTGACGCGCTGACCGGCATCACGACAACGGTTCACGACGATGGCGATCGCGTGACGTTTCAGAAGACCTACGACGCACAGCCATTACTCGATGTTGCCGCAGAAATGCGGGCGAACACTGCTGGAGAGCGATGGGGAGAGCTGCGGCATGTCGGATTTATCCCGATGGCCGAGTTGGGAACCATGCTGCGGCAGGATGGCCGAGTCGATAAGAAACGCGCCATGGAATGGCTACGCAAAAACCCGATGCTCTGCACGTTTGACAAGGCGCTGAAATGAACGACTACTCCGATCTGCTTTCTGCCGTTGCAGACTGGACGCACCGCACTGATTTGGCGGCAAAGGTTCCGTCATTCCTGGCGCTTGTCGAGACATCGTTCAATCGCCGCCTGCGCTGCCGCGAAATGGAAACCGCGCTGGCATCTACCGCGCTGACATCAGGCCAGTTCACGTTGCCGGCTGACTTCCTGTCATTCAAGTACCTGCAATCCGACACAAGCCCGCCGCAAACGCTGCTGTTATCGACGGGCGAATATCTGGCAGACCTGCCGAGCGATAACGGCATTCCGGCTTATTACGCGATCAACGGCACAAGCTGCTCCTGCTGGCCGACAGGTGGCAGCGTAAAGGGCGTCTATTACGCCAAGATTCCGGCCCTGACCAGTACCAACACAACCAACTGGCTGATGACTAAATATCCAGATTTGTACCTGTTCGCAGTGCTTGAGCAGGCCGCTATTTACACGCGAGACACCATGCTTGAGGGCGCCATGTCGCAGCGCACTGAGCGACTGATCAGCTCTGTTATCAGCGATAGCAGGGCCGCAGAAACGTCAGGCGGGCAACTCACTGTGAGGATTCGGTAACGAGAAAATGGCAACTTAAATGCTGATCAAGATCAACAATGTAGGTCAATACGGCGTTGTCCGCGATGCGTTTGCACCTGAATTGCCGGCTAATGCGTGGAGCAATGGCCGTAACATGCGATTCCGCAACGGCTACGCAGAGCGCATGCTTGGAGAAACCGACGTATATGATCCGCCCACTGTTACGCCGTATTATATCCAGCCGCTGACGACCGGCACAGACCGTTACGCGATTTACTGCGGGCTGAACAAGATTTACGCAGCAAACGGGCTGACGCATACCAACATCACTCGCCAATCAGCCGGCGTGGATGTGAATTACAACGCCACTGCTGATACCCGCTGGAATGGTGGCGTGCTGTCTGGTATCGCTATCCTCAACAATGGCGTGGACGATCCGCAGTATTGGGGCGGCAACGTTGCCAACAAAGCGGCGGCGTTAACGGCGTGGCCAGCGTCTACCAAGTGCAAAGTCATCAGGCCATTCCGGCAATACCTGGTTGCGCTGAATATCACCAAGGGCGCAAGTAGCTACCCGTATATGGTGAAGTGGTCGCACCCAGCTGATCCGGGTTCGTTGCCTGCTTCATGGGATCAGACAGATGCAACCAAGGACGCTGGAGAATTTGATCTGAGCGAAGACCCAGGATTCATCGTTGATGGGCTTGCTCTTGGCGAAACGTTCATCGTTTACAAGTCGAATGCCTACTACGCCATGCAATGGGTGGGTGGCAGCTATGTTTTCCGGTTCCAGAAGATCAGCGATTACGACGGCGCACTGTCAACCAACTGCGTTGCCTACTATCCCGGCGGGCATCTGGTGTTTGGCAGCAACGATGTGTTCACGCATTCAGGCGGTGCGCCTCAGTCAATCCTTACCGGGGTAATGCGCGAATGGCTGTATGCCAATCTGGATTCAGCCTATTACGGGCGCTCATTCGTTGCGTCAAATCTTGGAAAGAACGAAATCTGGATTTGCTTCCCAGAGTCAGGGCAGACTAGCTGCAATCTGGCGGTGGTGTGGAACTGGAAAGACAACACAACGACCATCCGCGATCTTCCAAACGCAACGGCATCGGCTTCTGCTGTACTGGATTATATTGCTCCTGCCACATGGGATAGTGACGCCGGAACATGGGATTCTGACACCAGTTACTGGAACCAGAACGAGAACACGACATCTGCAGAGCGGCTATTCCTGGCATCAGCCAACACCAAAATCTATCTGGAAGATAGCGGCGCAACGTTCGGCGGAATGGCCTTTATTCAAAGCATTGAGCGCGACGGGCTGCACATGGACGCGCCTGAACAGGTGAAGCTGCTCAAATCCGTCAGGCCGCGCATTGATGCTGTGCCTGGAACCGTGATTAACGTCTACATGGGCGGTGCGCTGGATCAGTCGTCCGGCACGACATGGAACGGGCCATATCCGTTTACTGTCGGCACTGACTACAAGGTTTCTGGCATGGCATCTGGCCGCTATTTGGGCGTTCGGTTCGAGTCCACGACGACAGCGCGGTGGCGTATCAAATCGTTCGATGTCGAGTTTGATTTGCTCGGAGAATACTGATGTACGTCGCAGGAACGCCACCGCAAGACCCGGCCATGTTGCCGGGTTTTTTGCTTTCTGAGCTGCGCAAGCTACAGGAGGCGATGAGTACAGAGGCAAATATGCTGCTGCTTGAAACGCTCTATGTTGCGCCAACAAAGCCACGCGAAGGGATGCTGGTGAAGGCCGATGGCACAAGCTGGAATCCTGGTAGCGGCGCAGGCTTCTACGGTTACCGGGGAGGCGCATGGCGCAAACTCGACTAACCCTAGTTTCAGACATTGATCAGGCGTGGCCAAAAGCTGCGCCTTTTTTATTGCCTGCAATCGAGCTAGGCGACGAAATGACACCAGATCAGGTGCGCGATGCAATCAAGCGCGGCGATATGCAATTGGCCGTGTTTGAGCGTGGCGAATCCTATCTGGCGATGGTGACAGACGGCGTGACGCACGGCAACGGCAAGCGATTGATGCGGATTGTGTTTGCTGGCGGGCATGGCGTTGATGATCTGTTGCCGGAAGGGATGCAGATGATGCATCGGGCGGCTAAATCGTCTGGATGCAACGCAATAGAGCTGACTGGCCGGGATGGCTGGCAGAAAAAACTGGCCGATTACGGCTTTCGCAAAGTGGCGACAGTGATGGAGTGCAGATTATGAGCAAGATTGGCGGCGGCAGCAGCTCTAGCCAGACAAAAAACGACCCTTGGGACGGGGTTAAACCGTATCTGGCTGGCCTTGATGGCAAAGTCGGCATCATGCCTGAGGCTGAGCGTTTGTATCGTGAGCAAACGCCCAAGTACTACGAAGGCAACACCTATGCGGGCCTGAATGGCACGCAGAACAGCGCCATTAGCGGCATGCAGTCCTACCTGCAATCGCCATCTGCAAATGCTGGTGTAGACGCAGCAAACAGCCTTGGCAGCGCCACAATGGGCAAGTCCGCCATGTCGTTTGATAACCCGGTCGCAGGCGGGTATCAGGCGCAATACACCGGCATGGGCGATCTGTTCCGCGCCAAGGGTGGAAACGTAGCACAAGAGATGAACAACCCGTATCTCTCCGGCATGGCTGACGCCATCGCACGCAAAGCTACGAGCAACTACGAAAACAGCATCGCGCCACAAATCCGCAGCAGTGCTCAGGCGGCAGGCCAGTTCGGCGGATCGCGCCAAGGTGTTATCGAGGCCAATGCGCTGAAAGACTTGAACCAAGGCATCAGCGACAGCCTGACGAACCTGTACGGCAGCGCATACGACCAAGCACAAAACCGTGGCCTGCAAATGGCTAACATGGCGCTGCAATCGCAGGCGCAAAACAACCAGGCATCTAACAGCGTGGGGGATCTGGCGTTGCGCGGACTGCTCGGCACAGGCCAGCTTAACCTTGCTGCGGACAATCAGAACTTCAACCAACAGGCGCAAGGCGTTGGTCTGCTCAACCAAGCCAACCAGAACCAGATCGGCAACTATCAATCGCTGCTCAACCTCGGCGGCGTACAGCAGCAGGATCAGCAGAACCAGATTAACGCAGATATGGCGCGTTGGGACTACAACCAGACCGCACCATGGCAGGCGCTGCAGAACTACATGGGCCTGATTACTGGCGCTGGCGGTCGATATGGCGAGGGTCAGGTTGGATCAAAGGGCTTTAACTGGGGCGTGGATTTTGCCGAAGCCGCAAAGCAAGGCGCAAAAGCTATGGGGATGGGGGGATAAATGGCACTGTTAGACGAAAGTTATTTTCCAAAAGATACCGGCGCACTTGGCAATGCCGCGCTAGGCGTTCGCAGCTTCCTGAACCTGCTTGGCGGTCGCGTTGTATCGCCATCTGATTTGCGTCGAGAGGATCAATTCTACGGGGCGATGGACAATGCTCGGCTAGGCATCGCGCAAGGTCAGGCAGATGCCTACAAGGTCAACAACATGGAGGCGTTGCTCAAGCAGCAGCAGCAGCAGGCCGAAAACGAGCGCCAGCAGACGCTGCGTCAGGGCGCATCTGACCTTTATCGCCAGATGAACACGCCGTTTACGCCATCTCCGCGCATCGCAGAGCCTGGGCTTGCCGACATGGAGCGCACGCTAGGCCAACGCGCACCGACATTCACGCCGGACTGGTCGCCGCCTTCTGAGACTGAGCAATACAAGCGCCTTGGGCAGTATTACGCAGGGCAGGGCGATGTGGCAACGGCTGACAAGATCATGGACACCCTGAACAAGGGGCGTGAGAAGGTAAAAGATTGGAAACAGACAATTGGCCCAAATGGACAGCCGGTATACACGCCGCTGTTCGAATCTGGAAATGTTGGACAACCCGGCCCGGTTGCGGTTCAGGATTTGCCGGAGGGCTTCACATACGGGCCAAACGGGCAGATGGCGCCGATTGATGATTACTGGAGACTGAAGAAAGAGCAGGCTGCTGCCGGCGCTTCTCGTGTGAACGTCGGTATGCCGGCTATCACGCTGAATACTGAAAAGACATATGCCGGGAACGTTGCAGAAGGTCTTGCAAAGAACGATGTGAACACCATTGACCAAGGCAAGGCCGGTCTGCAGGCTGTAAAAGCCGCGCATTCAATCATGCAGGCGTTGGACTCGAACAAGGTAATTGTTGGCCCGCTTGCAGAGTATCGCATGGGAGCAGAGCGAGTTGCTGGCCTATTTGGTCTGAGTGGAGAGGAAGGGCTTGCACAAACCAGAGCAATGATGCAGAACCAAGCCCAGCTTGTGTTGGCTGCGCGTAAACAGATGCAAGGACAGGGCCAAATTACAGACAAAGAAAGCGCGTTGGCAGAGCGCGTTGCTGGTGGTGATATCAGTATGTCCCCAGCAGAGATAAGAACGATGGCGCAGCTCGCTGAAAAGGCCGGTCGACTACAAATCAGAAGCGCAAACAACGTTGCAGCAAGGCTAAAAGATCACCCCGCATTCGGAACTGTTGGCCAGCAAATTATGATTGATGAGCCGCCGCAGTATAAAGGACAGCAGCCAGCGCCATCTAATTCTGGATCGCAGCAGCCTAAATCAAAGTTCTTCAACGTAGGCGGTAAACAATTGATCGGCCAGCTTGGCGCAGATGGCAGCTATTACGTCAACCAAGGCGGCAAGCGATACAGAATCGAGGAATAAATGGCAAAACTGGTATTGGTAGACGATGAGCCGTCTACACAAAAAAGCTATCGACTCGTTCCTGTTGACGATGCGCCGCAAAAGCCTATTGGCGTGCGTCTGAATGATGCTATTTCCGACATTCCGCGTCAGATTGGACTGACAGCCAGGTATGGTGTGGAGGGCGTTGCCAGCATCCCGGCGATGCTGGCTAATGCACCGGCTGCGCTATACAACAAGGCAGCGGACGCAGTGCAGGGCGATGGCAATGGCTACCGATTCCCGGAACAATCAGGCAATGTATCGTCGCTGCTGGACAAGATAGGTCTGCCACGACCAGCAAACGCAACAGAGCGCGTGGTTGGCGATGTATCTCGCGCTGTTGCTGGAACTGGTGGACTGCTAAAAGCGGCTCAGGCAACCGCACCACTGCTGACTGGTACGAGCAAGGCCGTCGCAACAAATCTTGAATCCAACCCACTGCAACAGCTTGTAGGCGCTGGAACGGGCGCAGCGGCAGGCGGAAAGGTGCGTGAGACCGGCGGCAACGCCGGATCACAGTTTGCAGCTTCTTTGCTTGGCGGTTTGGCTGGCGCTGGCGCAACGTCGCTGGCCCAGAAGGGCGCAGCCGCTGTGCAGCGAGTTGTAAACAGGCCACCGGCAGTTGATAACGCAACCGTAGATATTACGCTCAACAACATCCTGAGTGATGGCGGTGTTCCGCTATCTCAGGTTGCGCCGTCAGTCCGCGCCCAGATGTCTGCAGAAGTGCAGCGGGCATTGCAGGCTGGACAGCAGGTAAATCCAGCCGTTATCCGTCGATTGGCCGATTACTCTGCAGTTGGCGCAACGCCAACACGCGGCACGGTTACGCTTGACCCTGTGCTGGTTACGCAAGAGAAGAACCTTGCCAAGATCGGAGCAAACAGCAAAGACCCACGCTTGCAACAGCTGGCGCAAAACCAGTATCAGAACAACGCAACGCTGATAGATGGGTTGAACAAACTAGGTGCAAGCGGCATTGATCCATTGACGGCAGGCCAGCGCGTAATGGGAGCGGTAGAGAACAGGCTTGGCGCTTCTAAGGCCGTGCAGAGCGGTCTTTATCAGCAGGCGCGTGATGCTGCCGGTCGTGACGTTCCGCTGGATCGATCGGCGTTCGTAAACCAAGCATTCGATAATCTGGCAAAGTCGAACAAGGGCGCTTTCCTACCTGGCGAAATCGAGACAATGCTCAACCAGATCAGCGGCGGAGTGGTAACTCGCGGCGGAAAGCAATATCCGGTTCCGTTTGATGTGAACACGATTGATTCGCTGAAAACAACACTGGCTAATGCCAGTCGCGGAGCTAAGGACGGTAACGTACGCGCAGCTATTGCTGATGTCCGCAACGCGCTGGAAAACACGCCGCTTAGCTCAAGCAACGCCACCGCAACAGGGTCAACGCTTCCGGTATCGCCACAACTAGGCGCGGCCTTGAATGCGGCAGGAAACGAAGTGCCGCAGCAAGCAATGGATGCGTTCAACCTTGCTCGCCGTCACACGCGGGCAATGAATAGCTGGCTGGATTCTTCACAGGGTCTGCGGGCCGTTGCTGATGGCGTAGAGCCTGACAAGTTCGTTCAGCAGTACATCATCGGACAAGGCGATAAGGCGAATTTCGCGGACGTTAAAAACCTGTTCAACACCATCAGGCGCGATCCGCAGGCGATGGATGCCGCACGACAAAGCGTGATGACTTTTCTAAAGGGCAAGGCGCTGAATGGCGCCGCTGATGAGGTTGGCAATTTTTCGCCATCGGCTTACAACAAGGCACTGCAGCAGATCGGTGATTTTAAGCTACGACTGATGTTCAACTCGGATGAGTTAGCGCAGATGAAGGCAATTGGCAGGGTTGGCAGCTACGAAACATTCCAGCCGCGTGGCTCCGCCGTGAACAACAGCAACACGGCTTCAGGCATTGCAGGGCTGGTTGAGCGCATCGCAGACAGTCCGCTGGTTAGCAAAATCCCGTTTGGCCGACAGATGATTGCAGAGCCTGGCGCGAATATCGCTGCATCGTTGCGTATCAAGCAAGAGATGAATCCAGCGTCGGCAATTGTCATGCCGCAGCAGGTAACAGCCAATCCGAAATCCGTTCCGATTTGGATGCTGCCTGGACTACTTGCACCGCAGCAGGGGAATTAACGCTTTCTGTTGCTCCACCACGCCCAGATGATGGCCGCGCATAACGTGCCAGCCTGAATCGGATCAATGCCAAACATACAACCCGCCTCCGAGCGGGTTTTTTCTTTTCTGCAAAGGGAAAAGGATACACCCAAATGCCAAAAGAGACAGCAAGCCACATCAATCAGCTTGTCGCGACAAACCCTGACGGGGCAGACCCGAAAACGCAGGGTGACGACCATATACGCATGATCAAGCAGGTGCTGCTAACCGACTTCCCGAACATCGCCGGAGCGGTAACAGCAGACCACACGGAGTTGAGTTATTGCGATGGTGTCACCAGTGCAATCCAGACTCAACTTAACGCCAAAGCGCCACTGGCAAGCCCGGCGCTTACTGGCGTTCCGACTGTGCCAACTGCTGCTGCTGATACCAACACCACGCAGGCGGCGTCTACTGCGTTCGTACTAGGTCAAGTTGGCACTGCTGCACCAACTATGAACGGCGTTGCCACTGTTGGCGCATCGCTGCGCTATGCTCGACAGGATCACATCCACCCTATCGACACCAGCCGCGCACCATTGGCAAGTCCGGCGCTGACTGGCACGCCAACAACGCCAACCGCTACTACAGGAACAAACACCACACAGATTGCCTCAACAGCTTTCGTGCAGGCGCAGATTGCCTCAACCGTGCCAAACGCAGACACCACGACGATAGGCAAGGTGAGATATTCGACAAACACCGAGGCCCGAGACTTAAACAACAATTTCACGGCGCTGACGCCATATAGTTGCGATCAGGCTTTCCGAGGAACAAACCAAGGGGCGAAATGGCAGCGCGATCCGGGTGGGCGCTATCGGCAATGGCTTGTTGTCAACATTGGCGACATTGGCGGCGGGTCTCCTGGCAATTACTGGTCTGCAAGCTTTCTGTTTTCGCTAACCACGGTAATTCACATCAACGTCACTGTATGCGACTGGGCAAATTCTGGAGAGATTGCGACTGCTGTTTCAGGGTGGAATGGGTCAAGCGTATGGGGATATGTAGAGGAATGGGATGTTCTTGCGCAAAACATCACATTGCTGATTGAAGTGATTGGGGAATAAACATGAGTTTTTACTACTCGCCGTCAGCCGACGGATTTTTTATGTCAGGCGTTTGCGAAATCCCATCTGATGCAATCCAAATCACGGATGACGAACATCAGCAATTATCCTCTGGCAGGAACAGCGGGAAGCTAATCACGCTGGCTGGCGGCATACCAACACTTACCGCCCCGCCACCTCCAACGCAGGAGCAGATCATTGCCCGTATGGAGGCGATGGTTCAGCGTCATCTTGATTCTGTGGTCGGTGATCGCGGCTACGACAGCATCTATACGGCCTGCACCTATGCCGATGAGCCAGCCGTCGCCAAGTTCCAGGCTGAGGGCATTGCCGCCCGTCGCTGGCGCTCGCAGGTGTGGGCGTACTGTCATCATGTGCTGGATGACGTGCTTGCCGGACGTCGCGCCATGCCGACTGATCTGATTGCGGAGTTGCCGCAGATTGTGTGGC